ATATTACATATCATCCGCATATTCATTCCAGTAATTATTCCAATGGTCCACATATTCTCGGTCCAGTCCTTCAATTTCCTTTTCGATAAATTCATAATTGTATTCTTCTTTGTTATCTATACCTTTTGCCTCACAATACACCTCGCTAAATGATTTTTCTTCTTTGTTGGTATATTGTTGCACTGTATATCTTGACACTGCTTTTTCTCTCATTCTTTTTCTGAATTCTTCGTTCTCTTTCATTTTTTTTGATATCATCCCGTGATAATCACGCTGGGGATATTTTCCCGCCTCTTTCATTATGTTGTATCTTTTTTCAAATGGTGTTAGCATTTACTGTGTCTCTATCTTTTGGAAAAAGATAGGGTAAAAGATTTAAATTGTTTTGAATGAACTTTTTTTAAAAGTTCAAGATAGGACAAAAGTTTAAATTCGATTTGGGCAAAAAGAGTTTAATAGTTTTAACGAAAATTAAAGAAAAATATAAATAAGTATATTATACCATCATGCAACACAATAAAAATGTTTTTTCTTCCATGAAAACCGGTGATATCTTACTTTTCAATAACAACAAACCCTCTGGTTTATCGGGTATCTTTACCAATCTCATCCAATACGGCACACATAGCGATTATTCTCACGTTGCCATGATTTTGAAAGATCCTACTTTCATTTCCCCCGTTTTGAAAGGAACCTTTGTATGGGAATCCAGCTGGGAAGGAAAACCTGACCCTCAAGACGGAAAAATCAAATTAGGTGTCCAAATTACCCCACTACACGAAATTTTAGAAGATTACAAAGACAATATCGTGATGTATCGCTCCATTGATATTGATGATAATAATAAATATTTCACCGAAGAAAATCTTAAAAAGGTTCATGCCGTCGTATACGATAAGCCTTACGATATTATTCCGACTGATTGGATAGGTGCTCTTTTCCATCGCGATGCCAAACCACAAAAAACCGATCGTTTTTGGTGTAGTGCTTTAGTCGGTTATATCTATACCAAATGCGGTATTCTTGATTATGATACTGATTGGAGCATACTTAGACCGAGCGACTTTTCAGTTGATGGTGAAAATTTAAGATTGAGTAAGGATATACAGCTCTCGAAAACTCAGACCAGAATCGTGTAATGTATTCTTTGAAATTATATTTTTTTTTTTGAAATTATATTATATTTGATTATAACATAATGTCTCAAGTTGTTATGGCAAGAAAGGCTCGGGCTATGCAATTGGCTACGCTCCGAAATGAAAGAAATAGTAAAGATGGAACTACATCAACGGAAACTAAAAACTTCTCAGGAAATTTTAATGGATATTTGACAAATAAAAATAAATGTTGTGGAAAAACTGTCAAAGGTGTCGGCGGAAATCAAAAGAGTTCGGAAAATCATTTTGTTACCAGAGAAATTGATTGCGATAAAAGCGCTAAGGTAAGAACCTATACAACTACTACCTTTGAGAAAAAAATTATCAATGGTTCAGATGGAGACATCTGCAAAGTCGGTAACCGTGTCGTGGGACAAAGTTACGCCGTGGTTGGTAATCCTGTTACTCGCACTCGTTGCGAAGTGGTACGACCTAAGAGAACTATTAGCTCGGGTGACCGTATTCGTGATTTAAAAAACAAAGCCATCATGGAAAACAGAGACTGGAATGAACAAAATATAACGCCATACAGTAATTCAAAATTATCTTGTAGCTAAACTTTGATTTTGTTTATTTCTTCTCTGGAACAGATTCTTTGAGTTTGTCTAATATTTTATCCATTGTTGGCTTACAATCATAATATGTTCCTACGTATACTCCGAGTGAGAATCCCAAAGCAAATTGCCACATATATATCCGTTAAATATTTTAATCTATGATTTAAATCTATGATTTAAATATTTAAACGATAAAGAGTCAAAATAGAAAAAGATTTAAAAACTAATTCATTGGTATTATTATAAATGTCAAATACTCAAAGTATTCAAATTATTGAACGGGACGATGGATTCACCTACGATCATACCTACGAACTCCACATTAAGTTACACGGCACCGCCGAACAAAAAGAAGAACTTCGCACGTTTTATGAAGGTAAAATTGCCAAAATGGATAGCGATGAATATCTTATGTGTGCGCACAAAGATAGTGGCTTTGATTTGGTATGTCCTACCTCGAAAAAAATCTTTAAGGGAAATACTACGCTCTATGATCTTAATGTATCTTGCGCTCTCTACCTTGTCACTGTTAACGGCAGAAGACTTTCATTTCCCGTGCACTCAGAACGGAGCGCCATTCAGAGCAGACCTTGTGCGTTCTATCTATATCCGCGCTCAAGCATTAGCAAAACTGGTCTTCGATTGGCCAATTCTGTTGGCATTATCGACTCCGGTTATAGGGGGCATTTATTGGCTGCTTTGGATTGCTACCAAAAAGACGAAGAAATTACTAAAGGAATGAGATTAGTACAATTGTGTACCCCTGATTTACAACCCATTAGTAAGGTTAAAATTGTCGAAGAACATATTGGTGAAACCGAAAGAGGTGCGGGTGGATTTGGTTCTACTGGGAAATAATTCGCTATGATTATCTTTCATCGAAATTTTCTATTAAAAAATGTTCGCAATACCCTTCAAACTTTTTTAATTTGCTATCTGAATTATTTATCTTTCTTATGCAACTAGGACACAAATATGCTCTTATTTTATAAATGTTCGTGTATCGACGCTTTTCTATTGTTTTGATTTTGTAAAAGACTGTATGAGATGTTATTACGGGACATGCAAAACATTTCTGTATCCAACCTTTTTCAGGTAAATCTGTTTCTTCGTATATTAAAAATTCTTTCTCTATTTCTGGTTTAAAGTATGAATCATCACTCATCAAATAATATTATTATTTATCGATATAATAATATTATTGTTGTTATTTATTTTTTGTACTTTATATTTCACTGAATGTTATTTTTGTTGTTTTCACCGTCTTCAACGCAAATATCTTAAAATCTTCGGTTTTGTCGCCGGAAATGTTCGTTTTCTGATAAAATTTCAAATATTCCTTCACATATGGAAATATTGATGAATGTGTGACAATAATCACGTCTTTTGATTCTTTGTCTTTGTCTTTGTCTTTGTCTTTATCTTCTCTAATCAATTGGTTGAATATTTTAAATAAGAATGGTGCTATACGATTTATAATTTCAATGTCGTCCTCACCGTATTTTATATTGCTTGCCAAAATACTTGATGTATAATAATACTCCTTGTTTCCAAGAATATTCGTTGTTTTATCCATTTGAAAATTTTTATGTTTTATCAAATCATTCCAATAATATTTGCATTTGTGCATTTCATACTTTTCTTTCGATAAAACATCATATAATGAATTGTCTATTTTGAATTTCACATCCAACATGGATGATATTTTGGATGCTAATTGAAGTGTTGAGAAATACGGTGAAGTATATATATCCGTAATCGAAAATTCTCCTTCTTTTGATAATAAATCCAAACATTTATTTACATATTCACTGTCGAAATCTAGTCTTTTGAAATATTCGTTTTTTTCCTGGTCTCCGTCATAAATCGGAGCTTCTAATAATATGATACGGTTTTTCATTTCCTATCTTTTAAGAAAAGATAGAGCAAAATGTTTAAATTTCGATTTCTGACTCTTTTAAATCTTAGGTCTTTGACCTAAGATTTAAAACCGTCGGGCAAAAAGAGTTTAATTGTTTTGAATGAACTTTTACCAAAAGTTCAAGGCGTACCAAAAAATTTAAATTGTTTTGAATGAACTTTTACCAAAAGTTCAACCGTCGGTCGGCGAAGCAACCTAACCTTCGGTTCGGGGCAAAAAAGAGTTTAATGCCAACTTTGTTGGCTCTTCTCGTTATATTTTCGTGTAACGAAAATATAACGAATTAGTTCATAGCATATCTTTCCGCCCATTTCCTTGCCGTTTGATCATACTTTACTCTATCTTTCTTATATATCTTTGCTATCTCAGGTTCCAACGGATCATCGGGATTTGGGTCTGTCAATAACGAACATATCGATAATAATACCTTTGATATTGTCAGAGCTGGAGACCACTGTGTCTTCAATATATCCAAACATATTCCACCACTCTTATTTATATTTGGATGGTAAATCTTCGTTATAAAATTAATCTTTGGTGGCTTAAATGGGTAATTCGCTGGAAAATGTATACTTAACTTGTATATACCACCCTCATAAGGTGTTTCAGTTGGACCCAATATAGTTGCTTCCCAATGAAATAAATTTGTATCGCTCTTTGGTCCCGCACTACAATTAGATGGAGGGTCCTTATTTATCATCGCTAATTCTTTTCCTATTCTTTGTTCTACTGAGCTCATTTTATATAATTATATGTGTTGTTGTATTTTTAAGTATTTTTAAGTTTCTATTTTCATATTTTACATTTTGTGTTCATCATTACATTTTCGTTACGATTTCTTTGCGACACATTGGGTAAATCGAAAGACTTTTATTATTACAGGTTAAAGTCATTCATTGAATATCATTCAAACAACTTGTTAGATAGTTAATACTTTCGTTGCTCTCTACTACTCGTTACTCTTATTCCTTTATAATGTCGAGTTTTGCTTCACAAAATCGTTTTGCTGCTTTGTTTCAGTCTGAAGATAATACTCCCATTAAGAAACCTAGTGCTAGTCAAGCGCCAAAGAAGAAAGTCAGGTTCACCGTGCCTCCGAAGAAAATGACTGTAAATAATAACGATTTCGTCGTGCCAAAAGCACACATTCGTAATCAGCGAAAGAGAGTTGTCTATCAGGCAAATAGGGAACGAAAGGAGCGTTATAATATGTATAAGCAAAGGAAGGCTCAAAGAGAAGCCGAAACTAAACGCCGGCTAATGGAAGCCGAAAAGAAAAAAGCCGAATTAGAATTTCAAAGGAAAGAAGAGCTCCGCCAGGAACAACTTGAGCTTCAGAGGGAAAAACTCGAAGGCGAAAAAAATCGCGAAAAATTGAAAAACACATGTTGGGCTAATCCCCTAGTCATTCGCGATAATGAGACTATCAAACATTCGGTGGCTACCGAAGAAAATCAAATAACTTTCGCTGATTTGTTGACCCCAGACTCTCTCACTGTTGACCCCGAAACTGATATGATGATGCCAAATATTTCATGGGCTGATTTGGCCGATTTTGAGTAAACATCATAAAAAATATTGAATGTATTAAATATAGTATTTGTAGTAAATAAGGTAAGGTAATATTGTAATTTAAAGTTAACCTTTTTTTTATACTGAAATTAATAAATATGTATGTCACATTTATTAATTTATTTTGAGAAACATTGTTTCTCTTAAAGCCCCACCCGGGACTTGAACCCGGAACCCCCAGATTAGAAGTCTGGTGCGCTATCCTATTGCGCCAGCGGGGCAAATATTTTATACAATTTTCTTTTATTCATCGATTTTGTCGAGAGCATATTTAATCCATTTCAACTTATTTTTGAATGAAGTACAATAATTCTTTTTAACTTCTTTCAAAGGAAACGAAATACCGTATGGTCTATCTTTGTTTTTTTCATATGTCATTTCAAAAAACATCGGGTAATTATCTACATCATTCTTTCGACCAATCAATTCATTTTGAGAAAACCCTCGGATCTTCCACCCTGCTTCTTTCAACCTTTTCTCGACCATTGATAATGTATTCGGTGTAAAATTAATGGGTGAAATTTGTGGATGTTTGTCGTGTGCGTCATTATATTCTTTCATTGTGTCAGAGTTCATTATTATTGTTTTTTGTAACTTTTTTTATTACAACTTGATATATTAGCTAATCGCGATTTTTTTAAATGGTTTTTATTTGACAATTTATTTTTCCACACTATGTACTTTCTTATTGATTTATAACTTCCCCAATCGTTATATTATCCAATATCCTATGCATATATTTGTTTCTCTGTGCCATTTCATATGGTGTTAAATGATGCTTTAAGTTATTTTCGGTATCTTGCTTCAAAATTTTTTCTACTTTATTCTTATGCATTTTTTTCATTTGCTCCAATAATTTTGCCAAACTATCCTTCGAATAAAACCAATTACTTTCTAAATATATAGTTGACTTTATTTTATTGAAAATTTTCTCATTATTCATTATCGTGTCAATATAGTGATAATTCAATGATGACAAGTAACTCATTTTATTGAAATCTGTATTTGAATCTTCTAAATTCAGGTAAATATATTTGCGCATTTTAAAAAATTTATTGTCATTCAAACAATGCATGGTTTTGCCAAACACCTTTAATAATTCATCCAATTCTTCTTCGCTCAATAATCCTTCATCGGTATCATGTAGCCTAGAAAATGATTTTTCGCAATTTTCTCTCATTTGAGAAAAATTTTCGGTTACTTTCGTCTTATCAAATGATATTTTTGATTTTTGCATTTCCTTACTTATTTCTTTAATACACCTCACTTGTTTCCAAAGTAAATTGAAATCACCATATGAATATATTTTTTGTTTATTTTCTTTCACCTGAGAAATAATGTAATTAAAACATTTTGTTGTTATTATCTTTCTCTCTAAATTAAAAAATTTTTCTTCTCCTTTATCTTTTTGTTGTTCTTCCACCATTAAACTTATTTTATTATCTGACATTTACTATATATTTTTACATTCTTTTTTACATTCTTTTTTATTCTTTTTTATTCTTTTTTATTCTTTTTTATTCTTTTTTATTTCGGCACCGATAGAGAACGTTGAATCCTTTGTTGCGATGGCGTAGTGAATGTAGACTGACTGTTTTTCGATAGTTGATGACTTAAGACTGGTAGAGGTTTCGGAAAGTTTAAATAGTCATCGTCATCGCATATAGAACTACCATTGACCATAGTGCTCGATGCTCTCCTGAAATTTCCACTCGATGAAGAAAGCATACTCCGTGGACCAGGGATCATTGAATCAATGTCATCGTCGTCACTGTTACTATCATAATTATTTATACCACGGTTATTTCTCCTCCAAAGTCCGCGTCTACCATAACCATCGTTATTGAAAATGTCACAATTGTTCGGCAAATATGACAATTGATTCACCAAAGCATTTAGTCTTGCTTTAATTAGTATTTTACCTTTTGAACTGTCATACAACTTTATGGCAATTATTAAATCGTCACATAAACTAATCATCAGCAAATCTTCTTCCAAATTGTTTTCTTTCATATACGCCTTGAACTCATCCAACATTTTGACCAGCGTGTCAACGGTCATTCCTTCACGATTGTATAATACCTTATTTAAGGTTTCGATTACTTTCACGCTATGATGTTTCTTCCATACATCGCCGTTTCGGTCTTCCACTTGAGTTGGCTTATCCGCGGTATAGACTATTTCCATTTTTTTCAGCGAAGATGTTCCCGAAATATGCTTGTAAAATAACTGAATCTCAATCGGTTTATCCAAGTCCCAAGCATGACGCACATAAAGTGTTTTGGTCATTCCGGAAGCAAGTGTGCGGAATTCTATTTCATTGGTCCATTTGGAATCGCAATATATCTCGGCGTTTTGTAGCGTTACTTTTACTTCTGTCACTATTTTTTTCAACGTGTTACATAAATATTCGCCGTAAACAATTCCTGCATTTTCAATATTATCCACAAATGCATATTCACCGTTTTTTGAATTGGCGAGACTCGAAAGCAAACTTTCACAGTGTTCTGCTCCAAATCCGAAAAATACATTGTCGCAATTTTGTGGAATTCTGTCTCCTATTCCTCCCACGGATGTATGACCTTGATTTGGCATACCATCGGTAAACAAAATGTGTAAACACGGTCCATTTATTTTTTCTCTTATTTCTGATATCTTCTCGCATGCCGCCGAAATATTAGTCGTGCCACGTGGTTCAATTCGACCAATTTTTTCAATTAATTTCTTACTTGTTTCCTCTGTCAAAGGAATAATACTTGATAGTTCGCCCTCCTCATTTTCCATCATAATTGTTTTGTTTTCATTGTCGAAATAATTAATCACGATATTCATTTTTATTTTGCTATATTCTTCGTCTTCCAACATAAAGTTTATCATATTTTTAATTGTATGTTGGGCATATTCCAATAGGGTTACATCTTTCACTTTTTCACTCATCGAACCTGAACGGTCCAAATTTAGAAGAAGAGTAAATTCTTTGAGTCTTACTTCTTCTGTTTTAGTTGATAAATCAATAGTACCGATATTGTGTGAGAGAGTTGTGTTTTCTTCGGGACCCACTTGTAACCATTGGATATTGGTTAGATTGAGGGCTCCTGTAATGTCTTCGGTAAAAGATGCCATAGTGTTTATATGCTTTGTAAACAATTATTATTGAGATGTGTTTATTTGCTTTTTCTTTTATTTTACTTTTAGATTAAAAGTAAAAGTAATTTATTTCGATTTCTCTCAATTTCTTTTTTGTTTCTGTTTTATATTTTGATTGCGAAATATTTATGAAAAATATTAAAATTGTATAATATAAATGTCCGGGATTACCAATGATGTTTCATATAATCAGACTACAGGGACATTATTGTTATTACAAAGTGATTTTACACCAGACAGTACTACTAGTGATAGCGCAGTAAACTTAAAAGATATGGTAAGTTATACCAATCCATCTGTGTCCGGTAAAGACGGAACAAGTCCTAGTAAATTATTTGTTTCTAGTAGTAACACGGCAAGTAAGTTTGGAAAAAATAAAAGTTTTAATAAAGATGTAGAGAGTTTATACGAAAAATTTAATCCAGAGGATGTTGCTAATAAAATTGGTTCTGGAGATTTTACAGCTGAATGTTGGGTTAAATTTCATTCTTTTGATACTTATAATCAGTTTCTGTCTTTCGGTCATCAAGGCAATGGGTTAACCATTAAATATGGATCCTCAGGTTTACTATATGTTTATCAAGGTTTTTCTCCATATATTTCTATAAATACAACTCTTAATACTAATACTTGGTATCATATTGCTTACATGCG